TAAATGTGGCAAAGATATATGTGGCAACCAGAGCAGAGACAACCATTCGCATCGATGCCATGACTGTCGATCTACTCGATCCAGCCGTTCCAACTGCCACAATGCTTGGGCTGGATTACTTCTCAAATCTAAAAATAACTAACGTTCAACCCGATGGATCGACCATCGTTAAAACTTTACAGGCGCAAGGACTGGACTGGAATATCACGCCCAATTCCATGAAAGTCACCGTCACAACACTTGAACCGATAGTGGAAGGATTCATAATCGGATCGAGTATTTCAGGTATAATCGGCACTAACATAATGGCGTATTAGGAGAAAATAATGGCAATAGGCTTCCCTGCAAGCACGGGTGACGTTCTTAGTTCTGCAATGTATAACGGCTTAGTGTCGTTCACGCTCAACGCCCAGACAGGCACTACCTACACAACAGTCTTAAACGACTCTTACCAGACTTTAATCACAATGAGCAACGCTTCGGCTAATACGCTCAAGATCCCTACCAACGCCAGCGTGGCTCATCCAATCGGCACGGTCATAACAGTACTAAATATCGGAAGCGGCGTTTGCACAATTTCCGCGGTCACTTCAGGCACAACTACAGTTCTTTCCGCCGGTGCGACAGCAGCGGCTCCAACCCTTGCTCAGTACAAGTCAGCAGCCCTAATCAAGACTGCAACTGATACTTGGTATGTTGTGGGGGCTATTGCCTAATGATCGGCAATGTTGTTACTGGGGTGTTAAGCCCTACAACTCCACCTTTAGTTCCAACTGTTACAGGCGGAACTCTTTACACGTCAGGCGGTTTTAACTACCGAGTCTTTACCGCCAACGGCACTTTAGGAGTATCTGTTACATCACTAAATGCCAGCATAATTATGTTGGGCGGTGGCGGTGGCGGTGGTTATTACTTTGGCGGCGCAGGCGGCGCAGGCGGTTTGGTAGATTATTCTAACCAGTCTTTAGCAGTTGGAAGTTATAGCATTGTTATCGGCGGTGGTGGAACTGCTGGCAACAGCGGAGCGCGTGGCGGGAATGGAGTTGATACTACTTTTACGGGATTAACTACTGCTCGCGGTGGTGGCGGTGGTTCGACCGCTGGTATATCAGCAGCAGGTAACGGAGCGAGCGGTGGTGGTGCAAACTATTCATTCCCTACTGGCGGCTCTGCCATATATGGAACTCAAGGTAACGCAGGCGGCAACTCAGGTTCAAGTGCCATTGGTGGCGGTGGCGGTGGTTCTTACGCAGCAGTTGGCAGTAATGGTGGTGCTAGTTATGCAGGTGGTAATGGCGCTACTGGTTTCTCATCAACTACTAATTACGGTTCTTTGACTGCGACACTTACTGCAACAAGTCTTGGAGTTTCTGGACTTATCGGTGGCGGTGGCGGTGGCGGTGGTTCTATTTCGCGCGGTACTGCTAACGGCGGTGGTGGACAAGGTTCACTAGGTGCGTCAAGCGGCGGCGCGGCAGGTACAGCCAATACCGGCGGTGGCGGTGGCGGTGGTGGAGACTCATCTTTCATCAACGGTTACGCAGGCGGTTCTGGTGTCGTTATCGTAAGGTGGGCAGCATGAGTCATTGGGCTGAATTAGACGAAAACAATAAAGTTATCCGAGTAACCGTTGGAGACAATAACGATCCTAATGGCGATGAAGGCTACCAATGGTTATTAGATAATCTTGGCGGTACTTGGGTGAAAACTTCATATAATGGATCTATTCGCTACAATTACGCAGGCATTGGCTATACCTATGATCCAGAAGCAGATGCTTTTATTGCTCCGCGCCCTGAGTGTGGTCATAAGGAATTATTCTTAAACGATCAGTTTAAATGGAACTGCCAAGGTTGCGAATTAGAGTCCAAGAGGCTAAGAGATGAAGCCTAAATTATGCAAAGCCGGTGCGCAGTTACGAGAACAGTTCGATGACTGCTTTAGCGATCGTGACCGTTCCAGCGATGGCTGGCTCGGCGATAGTCGGCACGCAGCTCGTAAGTCTGACCATAATCCAGATGAGCAGGGCTGGGTTCGTGCCTTGGACATTGACCGCGATCTATCCGGCAAACCAAACCCCGACATCATGCCAGATGTGGCAGATCAACTTCGTCTCTTGGCAAAGACTGATCGCCGTATCGCATATCTTATCTTTGACGGAAAGATCACCAGCGCTAAATCGTTATTCCGTTGGAGACCGTATAAAGGAATTAACCCACACCGCCATCATCTCCATATATCTTTCACTAGCAAAGGCGATCAGGATGGTTCGTTCTTTCAAATCCCACTACTAGGAGCAAGCAAATGAATATGAAAAATCCTTACTTCCTAACTGCTGGAGCGTTCTTGTCTGCTTGGGCAGCCAGTAACTTTGCAGCGGACTACCGTTCGATCCTTTGGGCAGTACTAGCAGGCGTGTTCGGATATGCGACTCCAAAACGATGACTCCAGCGGATTACTTAAATCTTTATATTGCCACGCTTGCGATCGTGGGTGGCTTGGCTGGTTATGTGATCACTCATTTGCTGTCGGAGATTAAGCGACTAAATGCGCGTGTCGATGAGATCTACAACATACTTTTAGAGCGATAATAAAAGCATGGCAAAGAAGCAAGCGATCGAACTTGAGGATTACTCAAAGTTAGAAAGTTATTGCATCGGGTTGAATGAGTATTGGAAAAGCCTACGCAAGGCTGGTTTTACTGAGGAGATCGCTTTGGCGTTACTTCTTGAGCCTTTAACTTATCCGGCAACGATACTTCCTGCACCTAATTGGCTGCCAGAATTACCCGACCGCATCCCCTACGATGACGATGACGAGGATTAAATTATGGCTATGCGTAGAACGGTGGTCGTTCCAGACCTTCAAGTTCCCCTGCATGACTCAGTAAGCGTTAACAATGTTATCTCTTTTATTAAAGCATACCGCCCAGATAGCGTACTTACTCTGGGAGATGAAGCAGACTTCACAGAAATTGGGCGCTGGAGCGAAGGAAAGCCCGGCTGGTACGAGCAAACCCTAGCCGAGAACCGCGACATGACGGTTGAGATCCTTTGGCGCTTAGGCGAATATGCTAAAGAACAGCACATGATCAGGTCTAACCACACAGACCGCCTGTTCAACGTGATCATGAATAAGATCCCAGCGTTTATGTCTTTGCCTGAGTTGAAGTTTGAAAAGTTCATGAAATTAGACGAATTAGGCATCACCTACCACAAGAAGCCCTACGAGGTCGCTAAGCGCCTTATAGCGGTACATGGAGACGAGGGTAGCGTAAAGCCCACACCAGGTCTCACAGCCCTTGAGAGCGCCCGCAGAGCGGGTATTTCGACCATCTGTGGGCATACGCATCGCGCTGGTTTTTCACAATTCTCTGAGTCATCCGGCGGCAAGATCAGCCGTATTATCAGGGGGTACGAAGGCGGGCATCTCATGGAAACGCGCTTAGCGACTTATACCAAAGGTCAAATGAACTGGCAGCAAGCCTTTATAATTGTCGAAGAAGATGCCAAAGGCAGCCAAGTGAGCATAATTAACCTTGAAAAGGATGGCACTTTTGTGGTGCATGGAAGGCGTTATGGCAGGGCTAGATGACTTTCCAGACATCCGCCGGTCTTTAGACGATGCTGTGGACGAGGCAGAATTGTTACCATTTCGTTATCAGAATATGCTTGACCGAGCCTAAAACAGGCGTATTGTTCTACTTGTGGAAGTGAGAAATACTCACAGAAACGAAAGGGCAAACAAATGAAAACCATAGAAGTAGAAGGCGTAAAAGTAACACTCTGTTTAGCCGCTGAAGAAGGTTTGGACTCAGCAGACGGCGGCAAGTGGTTGTTAATGTGTGAAGATCATGGAGTTACCATTCAAGACACAAACAAGGCACGCTTGTGGTCAAATCGTTTAGAAGTAACATCATGGTGTGGTCAATGCCGGGAAAAGTTGGTGGCGTAATGACCGCGCTTAATATTGCATTTTTAATGCTTGCTTGGTTTGCCAGCATTGTATTCTTTTACACTCAAGGAGTTAACTCAGGCTACATCGAAGGCCGCAGAGCTGTACGCCGTCAGTACGAGCAGCGCGATAAGGTTCGGGCATGAACGCGCGTGATTACCTTAACGAAGCCAGAGCAACCATCCAAGACCGAGGTCTTGACTACGGTCATCCTTCAGACAATATGGCTAGAACAGCAGCACTCTGGTCAAGTTATCTTGAAATGCCAATTACGGATTATCAAGTTGCGATGTGCATGGCACTCGTCAAAATAGCCAGAAGCATGGAAACTGGTAAGACAGACACATATGTGGATCTGGCTGCTTATGTTGCAATAGCCGGACAACTCCACACCGAGGAGAATGAACTATATGTTTAATCTTGAGGATTACGAGACAGTTGAGGAACGCCTAACTAAGTTCTGGAAGGAACACCCAGATGGTCGAATTGCTACTGAGATCCTTGAGCATACGCTTCAGCGGTTTATCGTTAAGGCTTCTATCTATCGAACTGAAGTGGATGCACACCCTTGGACAACTGGCTTTGCAGAGG